GTCTACATAATTCTTTAGCAGCCGGTGCGTCTCGCCTGTCACCAGGATTTGCAACCGCATCAGGGCCGCCTGCTGCGCCAGGTGCACCTTCGCCGGTGAGATGACCCGCTTCTTGCGGCCGGCTTCGCACAAGGGGGATCTGTGGGTGAGATCAGCGCCCATCTTTGCCACTCCTGCCGGCCCTGCCATTGCCGGCTGTTTTGTTCTTTCCAGCGTCCCTGTCGCTCCCCCCATCCTCTGTATCTTCCTCGCCGTCTTCCTCCTCCCCCGGATACAACCCCGCCCCGGCCGATAGCTGCCGTTCCAGCCCGCCGTCCAGATCCACGGCGCTCAGGTCGATCCCCGGCAGGAAACGTCCCAGCACGCTCACCACCACATCCCCCGGCAGCCCCAGCGACTTCAAGCGCAGCGCTGCGTCCGCCGCATCGCGCAGATCGCCGGCCGTGATCGGGCGTTTGTTCTTCCACACCAGTTCATAGTCCAGCCCCTCGGGCAGGATGCCGGCCAGCAGCCACTGCCGTTCCAGCAGCGGGCGTACCAGTTCCTCCTCCACCCACTCGGCGATCTGTTCCAACGCCCGCTCGTATTGCTCCTGCTGCTCCTCGAGCACGTCCCGGTTCAAATCCTGGCCGTAGCCCAGCAGCGACATGGGCAGCGGCGACGCCACCCAGAAGGTGCGGATATGGTGCAGTACGTCGTCGATCTCCGCCAGGTGGGCGTCGCCCTGGATGGCCGAGACTGTCACCCGCTGGTTGGCAAAGAAGTCGATCACCGCCGCAAACGGACTCTCCAGGGCGTTTTTGTTGCGCTCCTTGTACGCCTCGATCTCCGCTTCCCCGGCGCCTTCCAGCGAATGCAGATAACGCATCCCCGAGCGCGTCTTGCGCCGCACGGCGATGTCCGTCTCGCCCTCGCTCATGCGTTTGAAGGCCTTGACCGCACTGGCAAACAGCGGCTCACCGTAGCGGCTGCCCTCGTCGTGATCCCAGCGAGCGTGTATGATCTGCCACTCGGCAAACCACAGCGCATCCCCCGGCGGCTGCTGCCCAACCCATGCTTCATCCGCCCACCAGTACGCCTTGATCGGATCGGAAAAACGGTCGGCGGTATTGCTGTGGCGGTGCATTTGCAGCGTGGGTTTGCGGCTCACGTCCACGATCTCCCCGCCGGCGCTCACTCCCACTTCCAGGAACGAATCGCCGTCGCGCAGCGTCAGGCGCACCCAGTCATCCAGCTTGCTGGCCAGCCCCAGCCGTTTCACCAGCGCGTTGGCCGTCGCCTCCGCCCGGGCGTTGCCCTTGCAGTTCACCTGGAAGCCGCCCTTGACCACGTCACGGGCAATGGCCTTGAGGATGCCCTTTACCCGCGGGTCGCCGGCATACATCTCCCGGCAGAATCGCACCAGCCGGACCCGTTCTGCCTCGGCGCCAAACATCGACAGCGCCTGGATGCTGCTTTCTACTATGGCCGGGTTCTCCACCTGCAGGGTGTTCTCCACCTGCGCCCGGCTGCGTTTCGTGAACAGTGCGCTTATGCGATCAGTCAGTCCCATTGTTCCTCTATGCCTTTCCTCACTCCCCTGCTTCGTGGGAGAGGGCTGGCGTGTGGGTGATTACCTGAACAGTTCATCCAACATCTGGCGCAGACGCGGCAAATGCTTCTCGATCGTCGGCAGGATGATGGCGTACTTACCGCCGCGCGCCAGTTCCAGGAACACCCCGTACTCGATGGTGTGTCCGTGGCTGAGATAGATCTCGATGATGTCGCCCGCCGCACCCTGCATGTCCACTTCGGTGAACAGCCCTGAACGGGCGTTGCCGGTACGATCCCGCCAGGGGGCGCTGCGCCGGGCATCCTCCATCATCTGCTGCGCCAGGTATGCGGCAATGGCGCGCATCGCCACGATCACCCGCCGGCCATACAGTTGGATGGCCCGCTGCAGGTTCTGCGGTGGGGTGACCCACACCACGCCCGTGTCGGCCATCAGGCTGCCGCCTCGGCCGTGGCGACCGTTCCCACCAGCCGGTTGGGGTTGACAAACACCACCCGGTACAACACACCGCCGTCTGTGAAGCGGTCGCCGGTCTGGATGTCCAGGTCTGCATCGCCCAGCACCAGCACCTCGCCCCGGCTCTCCTGCGCCGCCTCGCCCTGCTGCACGCGGCCGCTGCCGCCCGCCACCAGCCGGACGGGCTGCGCCGGCAGTTCCTGAGCGCCGCGGCGCAGAACGATCTCCGCCACCCGATCGTTGCGCAACCGGACGGCGTTGGCGCGCATCTGTAACCGATCACTGCTGGTAAGCATGGCCCCAACCTCCCACCGCTCCAATGCGCCGGGCCACGGCCTGGACGTAGCGCTCTTCCTGCGCCTGCGCCTGGGCGCGCACCTCGGCCGCCAGCTTCTCCTTGCTCACCCGCTCCTGCCCGATCTGGTACTGCCAGGCCTCGGCCGCCAGGCGGTTGGCCTGCATCATCAACGCCTCGGCCTGGGCCTTGAGCGCCACCAGCTGCACCGTCTCGCCGTCCATGTGCGGGTACCCACCCTCCACCAGGACGTGCCCGGACTGATACACCAGGTCTACCCGGCAGTTCATCAGCGGCGCCGTCTGGAAGACGAGCCGCCCGTCCTGCACTGTCCAGCGGGGCAGGACGGAGGCGGAAGAGACCGGCGCCAACCCGTCGGCCGTGACCAGCAGCCCGGCGTAGTAGCCGTCTGCCGGCGACAGGCGCACGATCTTGAGACAGTCCGCCGGCAGAGCATACCCCGCCACGCCGGCAACCAGCGCCAGCGTCCCGAACGCCAGACCGGGGCAGCGCCGGTTGCAGTCCATCACCGCCGCCTGCACCGCCTGTTCGTACCCGGCGTTATCGGGCACTCCGTCCCTTGCCGGAACCAGATTTTGCACCAGGCTCACCAGCGTTTGCAGGTTGATTGCCATCGCTCACCGCTCCTTTTGTCTCGCCTTCGGCCAGGACGCTCCCGTCCGGTTTCACCACCTGGATCGCATCCGGGGCGGCGGCCAGCGCCAGCTCCAGCAGATAGGCCGGGATCACCCGCGTCTCTCCGGGGTACAGCGCCTCCCCGCCCACGATCGCTACTTCCTTGCCAACGTGCTTGATTTCAACCGTTTGTGCTGCCATCGCTCCTCACACAACGTGACCGGCGACCGGCTTCTTTGCCGGCCACCGATCACCGCTAGTCGTTATTGCTCTCAGGCGATCTTGATGTAAGACCCCTTCTCCGCCACCGGGGCATCCGTGCCGTTGTATTCCTCGACGTACCACTGGTCTTTGGCCACCAGGTTGCCGTTGCTGTCGAAGCTCGGGTACGGCCCCTTGATCGTCATCGGCTGGAAGACGCGGTGTACCACCAGTTCCCGGTTCACCACGAGCCCATAGCCATCGCTGAACTCGGTCGTCTGGAACACCGGCAGACCCTTCACCCGCCCCACGTAACCGTTGGCGTTCAGATCCACGTCCGGCCGTTTGCCGGCTGCCGTGAACCCTTCCCAGTTGGCCAGCATGTCGCTGTTGGTCGTGCTCAGCAGGATGGCGTTCGGCTCGTAGTAGCGCTTCTCCAGCTTGACCCGCGCCACGCCCAGATACTTCACCAGGTCGTCCAGGTTGCCGCCGCTCACCGTGTACGTGCCACCGCTGTTGTTCGCCACGCTCATCGCCGCAGACAGCGCCAGGTACAGCAGCCCCTGGTCGATGCGCCGCTGGATCTCGTTGATCAGCCCGTTCAGCACCCGCGTGGTGGCGTCCCAGCCAATCTGCGAACGGCTGAATACCACCACTTCGTTGGTGAGCTGCGTCGCCAGCCGGTCGGCCGCAATCTCCAGCGTCTTGTGGCTCAGCGTCATCTTCGCCCGCAGGATGCCCTGGTTCTCGCCCTTGCGCATGCCGTAGTAGGTGTACGACACCTTGAGCGCCTGCCCGGTCGTGATCGTCGCCACCGGCATCAACCGCCCGTTGGCGTAGTCGATCACGTAATCCGAGCCTTCCACGTAGGTCACCCCTTCGGCCTGGTTGGTCACCACCACCGTGGCTGGCTTGAGCCGCTTGTTCGCCAGCGAGATCCACGTCTTCAGCGTGACCGCATCCGTGGTGATGGCTTCCTTCGAGACCGCGATCTCCAGCGTGTCGTCACCGGCAAAGGTCTCGTAGTAGATGCGCGTCGGCGACTGGTCGGTCACCCCCAGGTCAAACAGCGAGGACGAGACCAGCCGCGGCAGGGCCGCCGCAATCACCGTGCGCGCCACCGAGTACGGCAGCGACAGATCCGCAGTCAGCGCCGCCGCCTCTTCCACCAGTTTGCTCTCGTGCTCCAGATGCACCTGGTACAACGCATCGAAGCGCTCCAACACCATGGCCGCAAAGCTCTCGTTCACGCTGCGCGGCTTGCGCAGGTCGCGCCGCTCCACCAGCCCGCGCCGCGCCAGCGCTTCGCTGAACTCGAACGCCACCCGTGCAAACCCGGGGTGATCGCTCTCGCTCTCCAGCACCGGCCCCAGCGCCTGCACGCCCCGCAGCCCCATCCCCGCCAGCCGGGCTTTCGCCAGGATGGCGTCGTATTCGCTGCGTTTGGCTTTGGCCAGCGCTTCCACCGCGGCCGGCGTCTCCGGGCTGGCTGCCCGCAGCGCCTCTACAAACGCCCCGTTCAGTTCACCGTACGGCAGGTCTTTGGTCTGGGCGGCAATCGCCGCCTCCACCGCCTGCTGGCGCTTCTGCGCCTCCAGCGTGCGCTTGGCCGCCATCGCCTCGGCCAGCGCCGGCCCGATTTCGGCCTGCTCGTCGATGCCGAGCGCCTGGCGCATGCGCCCTTCCAGCGCCTGCAACTGGCTCTCGCTCATCTTTTCCACTTCCTCGGCGACCAGGCCCTTGAACAGTTCCGGGTTCGCCTTGATCCATTCTGCAAGTTGTTTGGGATCCATGTCCTCCTCCTGAGGCACCAATGATTCGAGTGTCTGGACGGCGCCGTTCGGGTCGCTTGGCTCCATCACCAGATCGTAGCCGGTGATGTGCAGCTCGCAAATCTCCTCGATCTCTTCGCCATCCTCTTCTACCGTCTGCGCCAGCCCGTAGCCGCGCTGGCTCACGCCCGGCAGCACGCCGCCCTGCATGATCGCCAGGATGTCCTTGCCCTTGCTAGTCTCCAGCACCTGGCCGCTCAGTTGCACCTTGCCATCTACAAAG